ATGGCACTGAATATTCCATTCAGAAATGCGTACTATCGTTTTGCATCCAGTTACTCATTTCTCTTTTTTATTTCCTGGTCGCTGTGGTGGTCGTTATACGCTATTTGGCTGAAAGGACATCTAGGGTTGACAGGGACGGAATTAGGTACACTTTATTCGGTCAACCAGTTTACCAGCATTCTATTTATGATGTTCTACGGCATCGTTCAGGATAAACTCGGTCTGAAGAAACCGCTCATCTGGTGTATGAGTTTCATCCTGGTCTTGACCGGACCGTTTATGATTTACGTTTATGAACCGTTACTGCAAAGCAATTTTTCTGTAGGTCTAATTCTGGGGGCGCTATTTTTTGGCTTGGGGTATCTGGCGGGATGCGGTTTGCTTGATAGCTTCACCGAAAAAATGGCGCGAAATTTTCATTTCGAATATGGAACAGCGCGCGCCTGGGGATCTTTTGGCTATGCTATTGGCGCGTTCTTTGCCGGCATATTTTTTAGTATCAGTCCCCATATCAACTTCTGGTTGGTCTCGCTATTTGGCGCTGTATTTATGATGATCAACATGCGTTTTAAAGATAAGGATCACCAGTGCGTAGCGGCAGATGCGGGAGGGGTAAAAAAAGAGGATTTTATCGCAGTTTTCAAGGATCGAAACTTCTGGGTTTTCGTCATATTTATTGTGGGGACGTGGTCTTTCTATAACATTTTTGATCAACAACTTTTTCCTGTCTTTTATTCAGGTTTATTCGAATCACACGATGTAGGAACGCGCCTGTATGGTTATCTCAACTCATTCCAGGTGGTACTCGAAGCGCTGTGCATGGCGATTATTCCTTTCTTTGTGAATCGGGTAGGGCCAAAAAATGCATTACTTATCGGAGTTGTGATTATGGCGTTGCGTATCCTTTCCTGCGCGCTGTTCGTTAACCCCTGGATTATTTCATTAGTGAAGTTGTTACATGCCATTGAGGTTCCACTTTGTGTCATATCCGTCTTCAAATACAGCGTGGCAAACTTTGATAAGCGCCTGTCGTCGACGATCTTTCTGATTGGTTTTCAAATTGCCAGTTCGCTTGGGATTGTGCTGCTTTCAACGCCGACTGGGATACTCTTTGACCACGCAGGCTACCAAACAGTTTTCTTCGCAATTTCGGGTATTGTCTGCCTGATGTTGCTATTTGGCATTTTCTTCTTGAGTAAAAAACGCGAGCAAATAGTTATGGAAACGCCTGTACCTTCAGCAATATAGACGTAAACTTTTTCCGGTTGTTGTCGATAGCTCTATATCCCTCAACCGGAAAATAATAATAGTAAAATGCTTAGCCCTGCTAATAATCGCCTAATCCAAACGCCTCATTCATGTTCTGGTACAGTCGCTCAAATGTACTTCAGATGCGCGGTTCGCTGATTTCCAGGACATTGTCGTCATTCAGTGACCTGTCCCGTGTATCACGGTCCTGCGAATTCATCAAGGAATGCATTGCGGAGTGAAGTATCGAGTCACGCCATATTTCGCTATCAGGATTCTGTGTGATGGTTACATCGCCCGGCTCAGGGCTGTTTAGTCATCAGCGCTTTCTGACAGTGCTGAGATTTCAACCTGTTGCAGTAAAAATGAGTAGATATAAGGCAAGTGTGCTGCCAAACCCATCTTTTACGGGGTGAAGGTAGATTTCGTTTGAAGGGTATCTGGTGTCCCCTGCAGACATCTACTTGACGAGGCAGGGGATTGATTGGAATGGTGTTTTTTAGATATGAGAAATATTTTACCCGCTATTTTACCCATTGGCGCGGCTTAAGAGCTTATTTTTGAATTCACAATGGTCACGATATAACCATCTTGCTCGCCCGTGGATAACTTTGGCTTTAGGCAGGTCTCCGGACTTAATCCGGTCATAGATGAAGGTCTTACCAAAGCCAGTATCAGCCATGATGAATTTCAAATCAACCAGTGAATCAGGCTGTAGTTCGTGTTGCATGAGTGCTATCTCCGAATAGGGAATCGAACCTGCAAATCAGGCAATAAAAAACCGCCATCAGGCGGCTTGGTGTTCTTTCAGTTCTTCAAATCGAATATTGGTTACATTGTTTTCATATATGAATAAATAAATTAGCTTTTTCCGTTGCCTTCGCGATCTTTATTAATTTTGACAAACTCGTTTTTACCACGCTCTCCAAATGCGTCTTTAGAGTCGTTGTATCCGCAATCGCAGCACACATAATCACCAGACCATCCACGCATTGTTTTTTCTTTTGCAATATTTCCAGAACCGCATTTTGGACAAGACATATCACTACCTCCAAAGCATGAGTGAGATGACAACGTAACATTGATTGGAGATTAACAATAGATTGCTGATGTAAAAGATATGTATAAGCTTCGCTTTCAAAGTGGAGGCTCTGGTAGCGGCATCCAGTGAGTTACGTCATCCAAGATATTTCCTGATAAATACGTGAAAGCTCTATATTTTTTGTAATCAATTGGATTTACAACCCAGTTCCAATACCGAAGATGGTTTTATGCGCGTTGCTAACGAGATTACCGACAGTCTGCTGATGGCTGATTTAACCGTCCGGCAGCTGAAGGTGATGCTCGCTATCATGCGCAAGACATACGGATTCAATAAGCCGATGGATCGACTCACAAACACGCAGATAGCAGCCATGACAGGTATTCATCACACTCATGTTTGCGCTGCCAAGCGCCAGCTTATTGAGCGTAAATTCCTCATTGCTGATGGCGTGAAAATCGGAGTGAACAAGGTGGTTTCTCAGTGGATTAGCCAGGACAGCTTAACATTAGCTAAAACAGCTAATAAAACATTAGCCAAGTCGGCTAATGGGTATAAGCCAAGTCAGCTAAACACAAAAGACAATATACAAAAGACAATAAATACAAATACCCCCTTACCCCCTAACGGGGGCGGCGATGGGCAGGTTAAACCTGAACGTCGCAAGGCAGAACGAATCGACTACGAATCCTTCCTGAACGCTTACAACACCGAAGTCGGTGACAGACTGCCACACGCTGTTGCGGTCAACGAGAAACGCAAACGCCGCCTGAAGAAAATCATCCCGCAACTGAAAACGCCAAACGTGGACGGTTTCAGAGCGTATGTCAGGGCGTTTGTGCATCAGGCCAAGCCGTTTTACTTCGGAGACAACGACACGGGCTGGACAGCTGATTTTGATTACCTGCTGAGGGAAGATTCGTTAACGGGAGTTCGGGAAGGGAAGTTTGCAGACAGGGGGATTGCATGAAACAGGATATCGAAGCGAGCGTTATCGGTGGCCTGCTGATTGGTGGATTAACACCAACTGCCAGTGACGTTCTGGCAACGCTGGAGCCGGAAGCGTTTTCAATTCCGCTCTACCGGAAAGCCTTCGAGGTTATCCGGAAGCAGGCGAGAAACAGAAACCTAATCGACGCGCTGATGGTTGCCGAGGCGTGCGGAGAGGAGCATTTCACGTCAATCCTGATGACCAGCAAAAACTGCCCGAGTGCCGCAAACCTGAAGGGATATGCCGGAATGGTCGCGGATAACTATCACCGCCGTCTGGTGCTGGAAATCATGGATGAAATGCGTGAACCAATCCAAAGCGGAACCATCGACGCATCGAGTCAGGCGATGGATGAACTTGTAAAGCGTCTTTCAGCCATCAGAAATCCCCGTGACGAGGTTAAACCTGTACGGTTAGGGGAAATCATCACTGACTACACTGACACGCTTGACAGGCGTCTGAGGAACGGAGAAGAGTCAGATACCCTGAAGACCGGAATCGACGAACTTGACGCCATCACCGGAGGGATGAACGCAGAAGACCTGGTGATTATCGCCGCTCGTCCTGGTATGGGTAAAACCGAACTGGCGCTGAAGATTGCTGAAGGCGTTGCAAGCCGTGTTATTCCTGGTTCTGACGTCCGGCGCGGGGTATTGATTTTCTCAATGGAAATGAGCGCATTGCAGATTGCAGAGCGAAGCATTGCCAACGCCGGGAGGATGTCGGTTAGCGTACTGCGAAATCCTGCATCGATGGATGACGAAGGCTGGGCGCGTGTTGCTAACGGCATGAGTCAGCTTGCGGATTTGGATGTATGGGAAACCGGTGTTCTTAAAAAGTTATATGCAGCTATAACAGATGACCAACAGGCTGTCGCAGAAAAATATGGCGCGGGGGAGTTATGGACGCTTGGTAAGGAGTTGGTAAAAACACGAAAATCCATTGAAGATGATGCCGTAACCGTTTTGGGTAGAAAACTTCAGCAATCAGCAATTCCAAAAGTTGAAAGTGCCGTTGTTAATATGGCAAAAGGAAACGGTGGTGACTTTAGGCAATTAATGAAGTCAATTCCAAAGGATATGCGGCAGGAAGTTGCGCTCACCTCAATGAATAAAGCATTTACCAGCTATGCTAAATCACCAGGTCAGCAATTAGGGGTTGATGGATTTGTAAAATGGTATAACGGAATGTCACGCAATGGGGCCAATATGAAGGCTCTCCGTGATGCTATTGGCACAGATGCATCAAAGCGCCTTGATACGATTTATCAAGCAGCCAAGGCTATGAATAGACTCAATACTGGTAAGCAGTATGCTAGCAGCCTTGTGGATCAGCAAGTTAATAACTTTCTGAAGGAAAAGGGTAGTCTAGCAAAAATTTATGGAATAGCCTCAAAAGCTGCTGCTGCGGAAGGTGTTACAAGCTTATCTGGTCTTCCTGGTGTAGGTGCAACAGGGGTGATAACGTCCGCATTGATGTCAGGGAAAACAAGCAGGATAAAGGCTGCTGATGCTCTACTGTCTTCTCCTGAGTTTAAATCAATGCTATTTCGCCTGCAAAACGCACCAGTAGACAGAGCAGAAGTGAGACGCGCAATAGAAAGGAAACTGATGCAATCTGGGGTATTTAAGAGATGGGAGAAAACCCTATCAACAGATGAAGCAAAAACCATTGCTCGCACTGGGATTATTACATGGTTATCTCAGCAAGATACTACAGCCAGTGACGGCGACCAAAAGATGTAACAAGGAACGAGATAATCCAACCAACCGTTACCATGTTAATCCCCATAAAGCCAAGGATGGCTATCTGTCAACTAAAGGACAATTGCTAATCCCCATGATCCCATTATCCGAGTACCAATAATTTCTGGAGAATTTTCCAGAAGCGCTTAGGTATTTACATTCAATCTTGTTACCGTCAGTTATTGATGAATATTTAACCCCATAACCAGTAAATGCAGACAAAACAAGTAAAAAGATTGCAAATAACCCAATAGTAAATTTTTTCATATCAACATCCTTAGCATTTTCTTTTTACTTTTCCAACAAAAGCTTTGGTTGAATCCATATTCCCATAACCAGAAATGGTTTTCGACATTAAAACTGTTCCATTAGGATGTATTACCCATGAGTCGATAACTCGTTGAGTTTCGCCATTCGCGCCGATTCCAATGATGGAGTTTTTAGACAATGCTTTGTAAGCCATGCCACCCGCATCCGTCCCAGAATATGTGATGCTGGCATCTTCACCGCTTGTCTTAATGATAAATGTTCCACTAAAACCATCTTCTTCCGGTTGGAAATTATTTCGTTCTGAATAGCTTATTCCGCGCATATCTCCAACAACCCAGCATTCTGCTGTAGCCCCAAAAGATATGAATAAGAACATACTGGCAATCAATCGCTTCACCCCAATCTCCCACTAAGGTAACAATATGACCATAGAAGAACGCCTGAACAACATTGAGTTGAATCAAACCCTGCTTGACCAGCGACTTTCAGATCTTGAGCTTAAAGATCTTGATGCGCAAATATCAGAAGCAGAAGCCAAGCTCTCCAGCTTAAACCACCGTAAGAAGCAAATCCGCAACAGAATTACTCAGGTACGCGGAAGCTGTTGAGGTGGGATGCTAGGTCTCTATCGTTAAAATCAAGGCTGCTAATCATTTCATTGTAAATGGCGTTTTTATCTTCCATTGGCAGCCTTGAGTAAACCAGACACAGAGCATATTTCAGGGAGTTTAGCTCTTTCTCTAGCTCTTCCTTGCTTGACGTTTTTGACTTAATAAACTGTTTTTTATTCATTTTGCATCCTTACCATACATGGTTTTCAGCGTCTCAACATCGTGTTCAAGATCTATCAATCGTGATGCTATAGTTGCAAGGTCTAGTGCTTGAATGTGTTTATTTTTTTCTGTCCACGCTTCAAGTGCCGCGACCATCTCAGCATTTAATGAACGAGAATTAGCCTCAGCCAGTTCAATAAGACGTTCCTTTATCTCTACAGGAAGCCTCAGATTCACTTGAGGGTTTTTGTACTTACGATCAGACATCGGCACATCCTGAATAATTTTTTACCACAGGATATGTAGGTATCTATTGACTATCAATGCGTACCTAAATACTATGTATGCGTACCACATACAACGGAGAATGCAATGAAGGTAAAAACACTGCGTATGCCAGAGAAGTTAGAAAAAATCCTTGAAGAGAAAGCAAAGGAAGAGTGTCGCTCATTTAGCGCAGAAGTAATTAAACGGGTGATGGATAGCCTGAAGAGAGAGGGGATAACGGTATGAGCTTTATAACCCTAACTAAAACAAAGTTTGAAAGCAGAAGGACAAGTGATTGGTGGCGGATTAGATTCGAAAAAAACAAAACGACATACACCATAAGACGCCAAAACATTGAGTTGGTAGAGGGCGCAGGTGACGATTGTGCGCTTATTACATTAACTTCTGGCAGAAAAATTGAGGTTGACCAGTCAGTAGAGCATGTATCTGGATTTTTACTCGGACAAGCCGGACAAAAAAGTTGAAGCCCCAACTGCTGGAACAGTCAGGGCTTCGGTATCGTAAAACCACGCATAGGAATTAACGACATGAAAAGTATAGCAACAGCAGTATCTACTATCAATGTACCATTCCACGGCGCAGAGCTTTATGTCGTCAATCACAACGGTGAGCCGTACACCCCAATGAAACCTATCGTTGAGGGAATGGGTATGGATTGGGCTTCACAGTTTACGAAAATGAAGCAGCGGTTTAAAACCTCCATTGTGAAAATCACAATGCAGCTTCCTGGTGATGAACAGCGCCGTGAGATTATTTGTTTGGCACTTCGCAAACTTGCAGGTTGGTTGCAAACCATCAGCCCTAACAAAGTCCGCCCTGAAATCCGCGACAATGTAATCCAGTATCAAGAAGAGTGTGACGATGTGCTATACGAGTACTGGACTAAAGGCCATGTAGTTAACCCACGCAAAGCTAAAAAAGCGTTGCCGGGTAAAATCACCACTGAACAGCAGGAAGCCATTAAACAACTCGTTATGAGTCGCGGTCAGTCTCTGCCAAAAGAAAAACAGGCTAAGGCGATGATCACCATGTGGTCGTCACTAAAATCCCATTTTGGATGTTCGTACAAAGAAATCAGTGAGGAGCAGTTTACCGAAGCACTATCACTTGCAGCTCGAGTTCCACTTGAAGGTGAGTTCATTGGCAAACAAGAGAAGAAAACCAACGAGCTTTCTGCAAAAGAAGCAAACAGCCTTGTATGGTTATGGGATTATGCCAACCGTTCGCAGGCATTATTCCGCGAACTGTATCCGGCGCTAAAACAAATTCAATCGAACTATTCCGGCAGATGCTACGACTACGGTCATGAGTTCTCGTATGTTATCGGAATGGCGAGAGACGTTTTAATCAATCACACACGAGATGTTGATATCAATGAGCCAGACGGACCAACGAATCTTTCCGCATGGATGAGACTTAAGAATAAAGAATTACCTCCTTCAGTACATAACTACTGACAGATAACCAACGCAACGACCCAGCTTCGGCTGGGTTTTTTTATGCCCAAAATTCACCGTAGCTACTCAGCGGCTATGGCCTTGAGAGATAGCACTACACAAAAAGTGTAGTGCAAAAAGCAAACAAATACTCACCGTAGCCATGCTGCGGCGATTCCTTGTATCTGGAGCAAATTAAATGACAGATATCACCGCAAATGTTGTGGTAAGCATGCCTTCGCAACTCTTCACTATGGCTCGTTCTTTTAAAGCCGTAGCCAATGGCAAAATTTATATCGGTAAAATTGACACTGACCCGGTAAATCCTGAAAACCAGATTCAGGTTTATGTGGAAAACGAAGACGGTTCTCACGTTCCTGTTTCGCAACCAATAATCATTAACGCTGCTGGATATCCGGTATATAACGGACAGATTGCCAAATTCGTAACTGTGCAAGGCCATTCTATGGCTGTTTATGATGCGTACGGTGCGCAGCAGTTCTATTTCCCGAATGTTCTGAAGTATGATCCTGACAGACTTGCTCAAAAACTGGAGAGTGAATTTGGAACTAAATATATAGGAGCTCCGTCAGGTGGCGGGACTCTTTATGATATGCTGTGGTTTGTAACTCCAGCACAATTTGGAGCCCCAGAAGATGGGAGCGATGCATCATCCTCATTACAGGAAATGCTTGATTACGCTACACTAAACGGTAAGGCAGTATTATTCGATAAAGCGATTACATATAACATAGAAAAGCCGTTAATATATAAGCAAAAAGGATTTCGTAACAGCCGTATTCTTTGCTATGGTGGACGAACAGTAATAAATCTAAACTCTTCAACAGCGACTTCCGGATTGCCTAATGATGAAAGCGGAATTGTTATGGATGTTAATGCTGCAATTGTTGTGTCGTCAACAAACCCGGACACCGCGGTAGTAAACCAACCACAGGCTGTATATATAGAAGGGTTGCAATTCACTTCAACTGCTGGCGGTTCCTACGGAATTTACCTTGGGAAAACACAGAACACAAATATTAACGATTGTAAGTTTACAGGATTCACTGAAGCTGATATCTGCGATAACGGTTCATGGGTATTCAGAGTTCATGGCTGCCAAATTTTTAGCGCAGCCAACTACGGTATATGGAAAAAAGCAGGTACATCTGCATGGATTACAGAATGTTATTTCCAGAACTCTAACTATGCGGTGCGAATGAAGAGTGGGTACTCTGTTATATCCAAGTGTGCTAATGATTTTACTAAAAATGCCGCATATTGGCTTGAGTCATCGGATTATAACAGTGTATATACTATTGATGAGTGTGGTTTTGAGAACTCAGGTTCAGATGCTGTTGTTAAAGTTTCTGGGCGTATTGCACTCACATGGTCTAACTGTATGGCCGGTAACATTGAATCTCAACAGTCACCTGTTCCTACAAATTTACTCTGGGTTCAGGGCGACAGCAACGGTTCTCAGTTTACACTGAGCAATATTAGATTCCTCAATACTGGTCGTCGCATATGGGATTTAGGGACTAATAGCCGCTTCACCATTAACCGTGTCAACCATGCCTCAGGTGACTTAGCGGATGTATGGGGGGATGGGGCGCTTGTCAATGAAAACACCTATAACACCACCAAGTATATGTCCTCCGCCTACCCCAATGGTTTTCAGATTGGACCAACAGGACTTAGCGACTGGTTCTCATCAGGCGGAAACACTGGCTCATTACCAAACGACCAAAGATTTTTGAGGTACTCCAAGACGATTACCAGAGCATCTGGTCAGAGTTTTGGAACAACAACAATAACGTTACCATTTCAGTTGAGTGTCGATGGTGAGGGGTATCAGGTTATTGTCACTCCGAGAGAGTATCCAAATAACGTCCCTACGTATCAATGGCATTGCGCAAGTTATAATCATACATCCACTGATGTTCAGATTATAGCTGGTCGTGGTGATGGTAACACAGCATGGTCAACAGTTATTGTTGACATATTAATAATTGGAAAAGCGATAAACTTTTAATTGCTCAAAGGCATGAGGTCTGTCATCCAATCATCAATCTAACGATGGCTTGTTGTGGCTGATGAGATAAAAATGAGACACACAACGATTTTGCATTGACTCGCAAGGCTTTGTGCTCTTCGATAGTGGTTAAGGTGGATCACTCCACCTTTTCATCAAGCCAGTCTGCCCACCACTGCATCATTTCTCTGCGCTTATCAAGATACTGAGCATGGTTGTAAATTCCACGCACAGATCCGCCGTTGGCATGTGCCAGTTGCACTTCAATAGCGTCAGCAGGCCATTCGTGCTCGTTCATAATCGTGCTGAATTCATGCCTGAATCCGTGACCGCTTTCCAGACCCTCATAGCCGATTTGTTTGATCACAAGCAATACCGCGTTCTCGCAGATTGGCTTCTTCTTATCGTTGCGCCCGGCAAAAACAAACTCTGATACTGGTTTGGTGATTGAGCTTAGCGTAGTGAGAAGTTCAACTACCTGGTCTGACATAGGAACCACATGAATTTTGCGTCCCTTCATCACATTGGCGTCGATGGTGATAATCCTGTTTTCAAAATCGACGTTCTTCCATTGCATGGAACGAAGCTCTTTCGTTCTTAGGGCTGTATAGCGTAAAACTTTGGTCGCAATGAGCGATACGATGCTTCCTGAAAATGTTGCCAGTGCTTTGTTAAATGCCGGGATCTGGTCTGCAGGAAGAAACGGGAAGTTTTTCTTGCGGTATCCCTTCATGGCGTCAGCAAGGTCAGGTGCCGGGTTATATTTAGCCCTACCAGTGACAATAGCGTAACGGAAAACCTCGCCGCATCTTCTGCGGGCTTTATTTGCTCGCTCCATTGCACCGCGATCTTCAAATCTGCGGATTACTTCCAGCAGTTGCATCGGCTCAATATCCTGAATTTCAAGGCCGCCGATGATAGGTAAAATGTCGTCATCAAACATTTTTGCAAGTTCAGTCGCATACCCTACTGACCATACTTGCTTCTTGTGCTCGTACCATTCCTTGTAAATCGCACTAAAGGAATTGTTGTTAGACGAAGCCTTTTTCGCCTTTACCGGATCGATGCCAACCGAGATGTCTTTCCTCGCAGTCCATGCCTTATCCCTTGCCTCCTGCAAAGTCATTAGCGGATATTTTCCTACGGTCAGGATTTTCTCCTTACCGTCAATCTTGTAGCGAAGCTGCCATACCTTTTTCCCGGATACAGGGACATAAAGGTACAGGCCATTACCATCGAGAAGGCGGTATGGTTTTTCTTTCGGCTTTGCTGCTTCAATCTGCTTAACAGTGAGCATGGGTAAAAATCCGGTGGGTAAAATTATTTTATCCACTTTTTACCCGTCATGGAGTGCGGCTGTCAACGATCTGACGCGAACCATTACGAACTGTGAATCTACGGAAGGCTTGATATTCAGGGGATTTTGCGGACTGGTACGGATTGGAACGAACTGATAAATGGTGTCCCCTGCAGGAATCGAACCTGCAATTAGCCCTTAGGAGGGGCTCGTTATATCCATTTAACTAAGAGGACAATGCGGCATGAGTATACCCGCTAATGGACTGCGGGGTAAGTACGCTGCCGCTCGATTGCTTAAACCCTCGCCATTTATGCTGGGTTTTTATCATTTTTCTTAATGTTTTCCGCACGTTCTGCTTTTTGGCGTGCTTCTGCTTTACGCTTGTTGCTCATGTCGTTACGAATCTGTGCATGACTCATTAACGCGAAGATAAAGGTGCCGCCGCAGATGTTCCCCGCTAAAGTAGGTAGTGCGAAGGGCCAGATGAAATCGCTCCAGTGCAGCGTGCCGTTAAACACCAGATAGAGGATTTCAACAGAACCGACAACGATGTGGGTGGTGTCACCCAGTGCAATAAGCCAGGTCATCAATATAATCACCACAATCTTTGCCGCACCCGCAGCAGGAAACATCCAAACCATAGTGGCGATCAGCCAGCCGGAAATGATCGCGTTGGCAAACATCTCGCTGGGGGTGTTCTTCATCACATCCATGCCGATTTTGACAAATGCATCGCGAGTTTCTTCATTGAAGATAGGCATATATTCAAATGCCCATGCAGCAATACCTGTCCCGAGAATATTACCCAGCAGCACGACGCCCCATAATCGCATAAGTAAGCCGACGTTGCTCATTGTCGGTTTTTGCATGACGGGTAGTACCGCAGTCACGGTGTTTTCGGTAAATAATTGCTGGCGGGCCATAATGACGATAATAAAACCAAAGGTATAACCGAGATTCTCCAGTAAGAAGCTGCCTGGCACTCCTTCCAGTTCGACATGAAATATCCCTTTTGCCAGTAGCGAAGCGCCCATCGACAGACCCGCCGCAATGGCTGACCACAGTAGCGCCATTGCGTCGCGTTCCAGCTCTTTTTCACCATCCTGGCGGATATGCTCATGAATTGCCATCGCCCGGGAGGGGAGTCGGTCTTCATCTATTTCTATTTTTTTGCCGCGCTCTTTTTCTTCGCTCTCAACTTCAATTTCGTCGCTGTGTTGATCAATTTTGTCGTTGTCCAT